TAATAGACACAGCAGACGAAAAAGGCTATTGGCTAGACCACAAAAAAGGGTTTGCTATTATTCGTTTTTTTGAAAAAATACTAAAACACACAAAAGGAAAATCTGCAGGTCTGTCATTTATATTATCTCCTTTCCAGCAATTTAGGTTTTACAATACCTATGCCTGGCAAACAAAAAATGAATCTGGAGAAACTATCCGTTTAATTAGAAATGTTTATGTAAAAATTGGTAAAAAAAACGGTAAAACAGCAGAAGAAGCAGCAGATGGTTTGTTTATGATGGCTTTTGATAATGAAGCAGGAGCAGAAGTTTATATTGGAGCTACCAAAGAAGATCAGGCAAAAATATGTTTTAATCAAGCAGTAGATTTTGTAAATGCTATTCCATTTTTAAGGCATTTAGGCTTCAGGACCTATCAAAAAGAAATAAAATTTTTGCCAACAGCAGCTTTTATGAAGCCTTTAGGAGGAGATTCAAAAACCCAAGATGGGATTGGAAGTCATAAATCTACGCTAGATGAATACCATGCCTTTAAAGACGATTCTGTAAAAGAAAACTTAGAATCTTCTTCAGCATCAAGATTGCAACCATTAACTACTACCATAACAACAGCTGGTACAAATGTCCATGGCGTTTGTAAAAACTTTGAAGATAGTTGCATTAACATATTAGAAGGCGTTGCTGAAGATGACACTTTTTTAATTATGATTCATGATTTAGATGAAGAAGATGATTGGCAAGATCCAACAAACTGGATTAAAGCAAACCCAAACCTTGGTGTTACCGTTTCTATGGATTTTTTACTAAAAGAATATAAAAAAACAGAAAATCAGCCAAGTAAAATACCCAACTTTAAAACAAAACATTTAAACATGTGGGTAGATGCGCCAACAGTTTGGATAGAATCTAAGTACTGGGATGCCTGTATGCAACCAATTAAGTATAAAAACTTTGCTAAACTAGGTAATTGTGGGGCATTAGATTTAAGCTCTACCACAGATTTAACAGCATTTGCTGATATAAGTGAACCAGATGAAGAAGGTTTTAGAGATTTAGATGTATGGTTTTTTTGTCCGTTAGATACCATAGAAAAAAGAAGTAAAGAAGATAGAGTACCATATAAATATTGGGCTAACTTAAAAAGAGACAATGCAAAACACCCTAAAGATACATTTTTAATTGCTACACCTGGCAATATGGTAGATTATAATATTGTTTTTAATAAAGTTGTAGAAATTACATCAGAACGAAAAACAAATCATGTAGAATATGATCGCAAGTTTTCTGCCGGATTAATAACTCCATTGCAAGAAGCTGGCATAGAATTATCACCATTTACACAAACCTTGATGAATTACACTAGTCCAACAAAAGAATTTGAAAGATTGTTACGATCTGGAAAATTAAGAGTTGGGAAAAATCCAATTTTAAAATGGATGTTATCCGGTTGTGTTCCAACATTTGACACCAACGAAAATATGAGATTAGATAAAGCTAAATCTACAAAGCGTATAGATGGCATTATAGCTTCAATTATGGCTTTAGCTGGCACATTGTCTGAAGAAACAGAAAGCAATCAAAGTAAATATAATGATCCAAACGTAAAAATAACTTTTTAACCTTAAAATTAAATGGCCCAAACACATCAACAATTTGTAAATGCTTTAGATGCTTATATATTTAAGGTTGCTCAAAAATTAGGTACTCAAAAAGGGTTTTTTGAATACTGGTTTAAAATTTTACCTATTTGTAAAAATCACAAAGCAGCCTTTGAGCTAGCGAATTTTATGCATTTTAAAATATTTGGTGTAGAAAAATACACTTCTTATAATTCGTTTCACAATCAAAAAACTAGATATCTAAAAAACTTAAAAAATGGATAATTTACAGGATAAAAAAACAGTAGCAGTAATACATGCATTTACAACCATGCACAATAACACAGTGCCAAGTATAAAAAACAAACTTGAAAGTCAGCACAACATAAAATTATTAGAATCTACAATCAGTTCAATTATAAATAAGTACCTAAAACAAAAAACAATCAATGGAGGATTTTAAACTATACCTAATTATACTAATATCTTTTACAGTTTTATTTTGTACTAGTTTACTATTAGAACTGCAGATATTTCAAAACTATGCTAGGCAATCTTTAGTAATATGTTTAATGTTAGTAGAACTTTTTTTAAGTGTTTTAATATTTAAAGATCAACTTAAAAAGTAATGTACTTACGAGCATACCAAGAACTTGAAATATTGAAACAACTTAAAGATAAAAATTTATTTATAGCCGATGTTGTTGTGCCGAAGGGTACGTTGCGACACAAAGCAAATGCTTTAACAAAAGAAGAAGTAGAAGCGAAAAGAAGTAACGCTTATAAATATCTTGACTTATAATGGTGCAATGCACTACGCCTCTTGTATAGTGGCGTTGTGAGGAACGAACTATGCACTATACAAATTGTTGTGTGTAGTGCGGATTATTAACAGATAAAACTTAATTAAGATGATTACAAAAGATTACAAAGAAGAACACGAATTAGTAAGAAAAGAATTATGGATGCGAATAGCTTGTGCTTATGTAAATAGTAGTAATAGTACAAGTAAAGAGTACGCTTCTAAATGGGCTGACCAAGTGCTAAAAGATTTTGATGAAAGGTTCAAAAACCCAAACGAATAGCATTGCGTACAACGGTTATGTTGTATGGCTAGTTGCGATTAAATAATAAATAAACTTAATAAAAATGGAAGTAACAGAAGAAAGAGTAAAAGTAAAGATACTGAAAGCGGTATTAAGCAAAAGTGAATTAGGATATGCGAAAGACGCACTAGACTACAAAAAAGAATATAACAGAATTTGCCAAGAAGTAGCGAAAATGTTGGTGGATAACAGAAGAAATTACGAGACTCCAATGACACCATTTGAATTATTAAGTAAATGGGATAAAATAAGAGAGGTTAAATAATTTTATTCTTTTTATACCTTGTTGTATGTCTTTTTTAATTGCATACAACGTTCCGTGTAACAGGTCGTTTTAATGCCTGTTACATATTGTTAGGATTAGTACGGATTATTAACGAAAAACTTAAAATATATGTGGATATACGAATTTAGTTATTCTGGTGGCGAAACCGATTGGGTATTTGCACCAAACATAAAAGAGGCAAAAGATTTCTATTTGAGATTTACTGGTTGTGGCGATTTGTCTGCAACAACTGTAAAAAGAGTGCCTAAAAGTAAATGGGGTGAGATGTATTTATTAGACCCTAACGAAAGTGAGCCTTATGACGATGAAGAAGAATATAACGAAGATAATTATTCGTGTGGATTGAAGATAATAGAAACTTTTGCCGAGTATGCAAAACGAAATACTGCTACCGATATGATAGCAACTACCGAGTATTAATGCTAACGTATTTGTATATGAATAGTGCGTATTTAATAACTTAAAAATATAAATAATGACAGACTTTGAACAAATAAAAAAAGATATAATAAAAGAGTTAGAAAGCATACCTTATGAATTAGCTTCTATTGATGATATAGGAAATCATATAGGTATTGCTATTGGTAAATATACAATGCTTAAAGATGCAGAAGAATTACAAACAAGCAAGAGCCTTTTTATTTGTGGTTTAGAACACGGAATCTCATTAATAGACGGTACACATTAGCATTATTTATATACTTTGTTATATATCTGGTGGCTTGTGAGGTATAGCGTTTACTGTGATTAACCATATTCCCAACGTCGGCAAAATGGTCGAAACTTTAAACAGCAAGCCACTTGTATATAACGGACGAGTATATGAACTGAAATTAAAAAATTATGACAACAAAACAATTAGAAAGAATAGGGATATTTAAGGATAGCAGTAAGCTAAAGCCTTTTAGACATTGGTGTAATGCCACACAAAGCCATATTAACATAGCCAAAAACGACACTTTAGAAGATATTGTTAAGTGGATATTTAGAGAGGGTTTTGAGCAAGGTATAAAAGAAGGTAAAGAGCAAAGAAGTAGGCAAATAAAAGGCTTGTTAAATAACGATGACCTTTTTTAATTTTTGTTTATATACATTGTTGTGCTCTCGTTTTAATGGAGTACAACGGATTGGTGTAAAATTCCGTAAGGCGATTCTTCTTTTTATTAATTTTTTTATTACTACTAAAGATCATATCTATCTTTTAAACATTCTTTTTACTTG